TTCTTCCAACTCTTCTTCAGCGGCAAGAATAACTTCTTCAGCACGAGCGATAACGGCAGCTTCAAAGATTGTGGTTGCTTTAGAAACAAATTCTTCTGAAAGATTTTCTCCGCCCAATAGAGCATCCATGTCTTCCTTCATTTTTTCTTTCATTTTCTCTTTAGCAAGTTCTTTCTTCATCATCTTCTTGTCTTGAGCTGCGTCTTCATGACCTTCTTCAGCAACCAACTCACCATCTTCATCTTCTGTCTCTTCACCGTAAGATTGGAATGTAGCACCTGGATTCATTGACATTGTTTGCTTTGGCATTTTACCAGCAATACGGTCACGAATGGCATCGTAAGAAGTTGCATCTTGTTGGTCACCAAATTTAAGATCACCACGACCCATAGTCTCTTGTGGTTGACCTTTTAGTGTTGATGCACCAACGCCATCTTTTTGTGCGCCAACAGGTGGTGTTGCACCTGGAGGTGTGGCAGATGGTGTGCCTTTTAAATAGTCTGGCAAATCGTCTCCATCTTTTTCTGGAGAATTACCAACTAAACCTGCGTCTCTAGTTCCATAAGCAACAGATGCTTTAACAGCACTCTTACCTACTTCACCGCCTTTGTGTGAATCTTGGCCACGCTGACCTTGTTTAGCCTTGATATTGGCATCAAAGGTACCTCTTGAGTCTTCACTCAAGAGAGCTTTAGCGGCATCTGATAGATTAAATTTTCCCATTTTGAAAATCTCCTTGATTTGGTATTGGATATTTATATTTAAAGTTTTTTCATGAAGTTTTCGAAGATTTTCAGACTGACGGCCTCAATTTCTTTACGGCTTGCCTTACGAACTTGCTGAACGGCTTGCGCTTGATCCACTTCTGTCCATACACCTTCAACTAACATCCACTCTTTACCTTCCATGATACCTTGAACGAAAGCTCCAGGTGCGGAAGGGTCTGCTACAATATCTGCCGCTGTGGCTAGATAAAAATCGGGTTGTACTACGTTAACACCATTCTTGTTAACTAATGAACCCATGCCTCTTGATGATACACCTAGTTGAGCACCACCCTCAATCAATTGACGAGCGATTGTTCCCATAGGAGTATCAAGTATTTTTGCCTTACCAATCCATTGTGTACCATCTTCTTTAAGAGCTGTAATCAAATGCGATACACGGTCTAGATTGATAGATGGTGTTTCAGGATGCCCCAATTCACCAAAGGCTCGATGCTTGTTGATATACTCATTAGTATAACGAGCAACTTCATTTTTCATCGTTGCATATTCATACAAACGACCGTTACGGTTTTTCTTTTCCGCAACCAGAAATGGACCTTCAATGTGAAGGACTTTTTTACCGTCAGCTTCTTCTACAAGATAGTTAACGGTTTCATTGATTTCTTTAATTAGTTTCATGGCTTGATAGCATAAATGCCGTAGTTGAATGCACCTGGATCGTCAAACTGTCCACGTTGATAGTAAGCATTGTCCTTACGGAACTCAGCAATGATTGTATAACCATCATTTGCAGACATGCCGTGAGTTATAATACCAATGTTACCATTTGAATTGGCAGTACCTTGTGTATTGTTCGGTATAGTAACCCAGTTACCATTACCATCATATTCAGAACAGCCTGTCATGTACATAATTGTTTGTGATACATCTGCTGTCCAAACCATTTGAACATTTCCTGTGCCTGATACATCATACCAACAACGAAATAACTGTAAACCATAATATGGTAATGCCGTATTAGCTGCACCAGGATAACCTAATGGTTTAGCGTCCGTACCCAAAGCACCGTATAATGTGTTGGCTTGAATACGAACCAAATTAGATTCTTGGCCATCAGAACCAGTAAACTGGCCTGTTAATTTGATGATAGCATGTTGTGTATCATCTTTTAGTATTTGATATGAAAAAACGTTTGCCATTTTTTATCCTAAATCTTCTTCTGTTTCATCTTCCGTTTCTTCAGGGAAAATGTTTTGTGCTATGACCTGTTTTTGTGCTTGAATATGTGCATTAACTCTGTCGTGGATAGAGGCATACAAGGCATCACGCATTGCCTTGGCATCATCGTTCATAGCATAATCTATAATTGCTCTTGTGTCCATGTTATTCTCCTTAATGAATCCTATTTATAATATTCTTTTAAGCTTACCAAAAGTGGTCTCTTCACTTTTGGCCTTTGCTGCTGCCAGAGTTGCTTTTTGTTCTTGGTCTGCAGCTGCTTGATCCGCCTCCACATCTTGTGGATGCTGTGGTTGCTGTGGTACATCAGATGCCATCATCTGTCCAGCAACACCGTTCATTACTTGAACTGGTAAACCAAGGCCTTCTTCTTTCTCTTTATCAATTTCTTTCTGCATTTTGGCAATACTATTATCATCCAAACGCAGAACATTCTTTTGAATCCATTTTTGTGAGAAATAACGACCAGTATACGGATCAATCTCAGTCAATAGACTTAATCTTTCTCTCATCAACTCAGCATCTTTGAGTTCGGTAAAATTGTTATCTTTGATAAAGTTATAATAGATATGTTCTTTGAACATTGCCCATTCATCAGATGTACAGATACCTTTAAGTACACATTGTGCTCTCAAAGCTTGGTCAAATACATCAGAAAACTTATTACGCAACCTGTCTACAAACTTACTGAATTTCAATTCGTCACGGGTTACCTCAGATACTCTACCTAAAGAAAAACCTTGATTGGGTTCCAAACGAGAAATTGGCACACTCAAAGACTTGTATAGTTTACGTTCAAAATACTTAACATCTTCTAGCTCACCTAAATTCTGTCCACCAGGCAATGTTGTAATCTCTGTGCCTTTGCCACCTTCTCTACGTGGTAACCAAAAGTCTTCCATCATAGACAAGAATTTACGGTCATCTCGGACTTCACCTGTGTTGGCATCATACACCAACTTGTTCTTGTACTTAACCATGATGTCACGGAGGTATTGTTCAGCCTTTAGTTTAGGCAAGTTACCCACATCGATATAAAATATTCTACGCTCTGGTGCTCTAGATATACGATAGATTACCGTAGCATCTTCAATCATTCTGAGTTGATTAAGAGGCTTAATAGCTTTGTGAAGATAAGATAGAACCACAGCACGGCGAGAATCCATAAGACCGGATACAACAGAAATGATGGAATCTGTGGTGATACGAACACCAACAGGACCAAAATTACTGGAAGCGCCAGTAGTGACTTTATCGTTGTAAATATAGTATTCATTTATAACATCCATTATATCAACGCCGGTTCGTTCATCTTTCTTCTTCTTGACTTCACGAACTTTTCTTAACTTACGTGGATCTATATATCTGAGTTCTTTGATACCTTGAGTTGGATTTTCTTTATCAATAATAATATGGTAGTACATCTTGCCGTCAATATAGTATCTACGGAAGATATCAGATGCCATGTTGTTATAGTTTAACAGCTTAAGAACAATTTGAAACTCTTCTCGAATGGCTTTTTTAATCTTATCGGATTGTTTTAAATTATCCAATACGATATCAATAATCTTACCATCGTCATCTTGACAAATAGCTTCGTTAATGATATCATCAATTGCCGATTCAATTTCTGGTTGCATGGCCATCTCACGATAACGAGAGATTAACTCAACCTCATTCTTGGCTGTACCATCTAAATCAACATATGTACCATAATAGGCTGCTGAAGTTATCGTCAGAGCACCATCATCATTCGTTGGAGGCGAAAATGATTGTTGTACGGATTGTTCTGCCTCGTTTTTGTCCCGAGAAATTGAAAAACCGAAGAGAGAAAACTTATTGATAGCTGCCATATTTTTTGAAATCCAATTCAAGTAACCATAAAAGAGGAGCCGAAGCTCCTCTGTAAAAATAAAATAATATTAAGTTGTTGTATTAGCCGCTTCCCAGTATTGGAAGGCAAAGGTTACTGCATACTCTTCAATAGTATCGTTAGAACCCCAATCCAAATCGATTGCAGCCAAATCAACAGGAAACATACCAACAAAGTTATATTTCTTAATGGGTTTTCCTGCTTTACCATATTGTGTAACGGATGCATCAACGGAATAGCCTGATGGAGTTACAGCATTAATATTGCGTACATTACTAGCATGGCTGTTCAAAGTGTTCAACCAATTTTCCATGCTATTACGAATAATAAAATCTTCATCATTGATGACTGTAACAGTCCAGTCTGTAAAGGTTCTGTTACCAACAAACTTTAGTTCACGACCAAAGTAAGGAACAGTAACAGTACCAACAGTTGAACCTGGTAGTTGTGCAGATTTGGCCATAAAAGTTGCCTTTTGTGCCGCAGCTGATCCGTTTGTGACGATAGTTGGGAAATGTAAATCAACAGAGAATAGATTTGGACGAGCTCCCTCGCCAATCATATTCGCTCTGAATTCTGCTACATTAAATGCCATTTTATTCTCCTATATTAACTGTATTTATTAGACAGCGTTAACGATTGTTGTAAATTCAACACCAGTTCCAACAGCAACAAAGTTTAATTGAATGAAGTTAATAGAACGAGCAGGTTTAATGTAGATATCACCAACGAATTGGTTACTATCAATGACATTTGGTGTGTTGTTTGTTGTGTCACAAACCACTTTAAAGTCAGTAATACCACGGCGTCCTTGAATATCTCTCAAGAATGGTGTTACAAGAGCAATAAACTGACCACGGGTAAATTCATCATTCAATTCAAACAATGAATATTTGGCCGCAGTACCAATTGATTTTTCAAGAGCAATAAACAATCTACGGACATTGATTCTATCGAATGCTGATGGTTTGGATTGTAATGTCTTGTCTCCAAACAATACTGTACCTTGACCAGCAAATGATACAACAGGATTTACGCCAGCTGCATACAATGTGTCACGGTAAGTTTTTGTTGGATTCCATGCTAACTTGATACAATTCTTGATTGCACCACGGTTGAAACCAGCAGGAGAAAACCATGGATCTTTAATTGTATCTGTGTAAACACAAAGACCAGCAATGTCAGCATTTAATGGTATCCAACGATATACATTGTTATACTTGTCTAATTGATATTTCCAACCAGAATCAGCAACAACATAAGATGAAGATCGGCTTAATGAGATTAACCAAGTTTCTATGTTTGTAGTTTCTGAACCTGCTTGATTAACAACTGCTGTTTTGGGTGGAGAAATTAAAGCTATACAATCTGTTCTTGGTGTAACCACATTATCAATAACAAATTGCTGTGTTGTTATTGATGCATCTCCAGTTAATACTAAAGAAATATCAATTTCTTCTTTATTTTCAAATAATGCATATGCGTTTTGAATGTCTGAATCTGTTGGAACAACATCTGTACCGCCAGCCAAAGATATCGAAGATACTGCTGGTGGTTTTGCAAAATTGGTGGCCGAAGTTTGACCCCATGTTGTATGAGTATTAGAATAATCAACAGGATCCACAGCATAAACATACTTGGAGTTGTTGAATATAACTTGTTTGTAATAATTTGTTACGCCATTTACTGAAGCATCAGAAGCTTTAGATACAAATGGGAATGTTTCTAATACTGTACCTTGTGTACCTGTGATTAAACCTCCTGCATCAATAACAGCAATATGCATTTCATCATCTGCACCACCAGCATTTGATACATAATCAGAAGTTCCTGGAGCGCTTGTGAAATAACCTTTGTATGTCCATGTACCAAATGATGCTGTGTTAGCACAAACAGCCACAGTTAGAGAGTTTCCTAATTTGCCAGGATATCTAGCCATGAAAGCGCCATACAAATTGGCATTATCAGTACTTAACAATGAATCTTGAAAATCATCAGAGTTAGCAATTTGAGTATTTGTATGTGATGTGTTAGCGTCAGCGTTGTAAGCTCCTGTTGCAACAGCTCGAACAATAGTCAAATTGTTTCCGTATGATAAGAAATTGGAAGCAGTAAAGAAAGATACAGCAGAGTTGGAATCTGGTGTACCGAAAGTTTTAGATAAAGTAATCTCACTATCTACTAAAATCAACTTGTTTGCAGGACCCCATTTAAATGTTCCAGCAAAAGCACCAGCAGTCGTTAGAACTGAAGGTACGACTGTTGTTAAGTCAACTTCAGAAACATTTACGCCTGGAGAGATTTGAAATGCCATTTTATTCTCCTTGAATTATTATTATATTTGGCAGGTTAATACCATGAGGATATTTATGAAGAACGGTTTTTATATTATTTGTGAAGACTTCTGAAGTATCCAGCGTAAGTATCACCACCACTAGCCATTTCCCATACATCACCACCTTCTAGTATGAATGGATTTTCTCTTCCATCTTCAATGATAGGAGCTGGTAATACTTCTTCATCCACTTGGTTCATAGTCTGCAACTGAAGTTGTTGTCTTAAATCGTGATTAACAATTTCTCTAAAGTATTTTTGAGTGGCTGCCCATGCAAAAAGTACCAAAGTCATCACTACGTCATCGTTTGCACCTTCTTCAGCTGCAAATGAAGTCTTATCGGCCACAAAAGTGGTCAACTCGGAGTATGTATCGAAATCACATATCTGGAGTTTGTCTGTTTCAATCAAAGTTTTCAGATTGGAACAACCAATTCTCTTGGTTGCTGGTGACATTTTAAGTCCCATCTGTGTTCCTCGTTGGAAACCAGCAGATAATTGTTGTGCTTTCTTGTTACCAGTATACACCTTGAGTAGGTTTTCATACTCCAAATCAGCGTGTAGAGTATCTGCCACTTGTGGATTGTTATTTATCTCTACCAAAACATAGGCATCGTTATAATATCTGGCAGCATTATAGATGACCGTGGGGAACATAATAGGAGATATAGATGAACTCTTATACATGGCTACCTGTTTATATGGTGTCTCCGATATATCAAATACGGTGAAGGCTGATGAGTCTAGATTCTTACCTTCTGAAACGTCCACACAAATGGCGTACAGATGGTCTTTAATATTGGCTTCAATATCTTCTTTGACTGGATATTCATATATTTTTAATAAATCATGGTTGGCAATTGGCTCTTTATACACCAGACTCTGCAATTTGATACCAGAAACAAGTGTGTTTGATGAACCCAAAAACATAGTTTCAAACTCTTGTTGAAATTGCCTCAAAGAAGTGTTTCTAATCGTCTGTTCTTTCCATGCCTCATCTCTGCCTGGTAACATAGACCAATGAATCTCAAAAGGAATGTAATCGGACTTTTTATTAACCGCATCAGACCACAATTTATAGAACAAATTCATTCCGTTTGGAGTAGAAACAATAATAATTTTGGTAGTTTTACCAGATGAAATAACAGGGTAAACTGAGTTAAAGAACTCATGTGCCATATTGGCTGGAACGAAAGCAAACTCATCTAAGAACACAATATTAAATGATCCTCCACGGACAGCAGAACTGGATGTAGATGCAGCAATCAGTTTAGAACCGTTCTCTAACTCTACATTACCTTTGTTCCATGTGATGACGCCTTGTTGCAGCCATTGTGGTAGATTCTCATAAGCCAATTGATACTTAGCTAGAATATCACGAGCCAAAGAACCTTTGTTGGCCAAAATGGCTACGTTCTGTGATTCGGAGAATAGTGTAGCATGAAGAAGATATGCTACCGTGGTGGTAGTTTTACCCACCTGACGAGGACATTTAGTGATAACAAAACGATTGTTCTGAAATAATTCCAACATTTCTTTTTGAAAGTCCCACATCTTAAATGGTATCAGACCTTCGTCAACGTTGACAATCTTCATATAAGTCACGGCAAAATAAATGGCATCACCAGCACATTTAATGTATTCGTCAACTTGTTCCTGAGTGTAGTTTACCTCAACTCCAGCTCTTTTGAGTAAAGGGTTATCACGATAGGAGTCTTTAGTGTTAATCGCCATTCTTACCTTTTAATAATTTACTCAATTCAGCCGTACTTCCTACAAATATAGCTTTATCAATATTAGTACCTGAACTTTTATTCTTACCTTCTATCTCACGCATATCTTTTTGTATCTTTAGAAGTCTATCATTAGCTTCTGTCATGTTCTTTAGAAGTGTGGCATAGACTTCAAAGGCTCTTGGGTGTTGACCTGCTTTGGCAATCTGAAGTATTTCTTCCATGGCATCTTTGCCTGAATCAATGATTTCTTGAATGTTTTCTTTGGATTGTTGATATGCATCCACCAAGTCTTGTTTGTCATCACTTGGTGGATTGTAATGTGTCGTAACAATCGATTGTGCCTTTTTAGGCTCAGTAGGAGTCACATCAAAGATTTCTTCCATGTTCTTGTCAAAGTTATTCATAGTAATTTATATGTTTAAGCCCAAGCACCCGGATGAGTAATAAGTGGAGAATCCAAAGTAAAGGTAACTGGGAAAGCCAAAATTCCATTTGCATTTTCAATACTTGATAATGCAGCATTATCAGTTGTAAAATTTGAATCTAAAGGGTTTACTGGAGAAATAATAAACAGATTTGTAGAAACATTCAAACCTAATACAATTTTTGTAATATTTGAGGCACCACCAGTACCTGCAACAGTAAAATTATATCCGACTGTTCCATTATTTACTAATGAATTTGTGAAAAAATACGCTTGAATTTCTGCTAATTTTGGTGAAGTAAAATTGGATATTTGTATTGCATACCAAGCCAAATTTGCATATGCTCCTGGATTGCTTAATAATCCAATAGTACCACCAAAGTCTACAATATTTGTTCCTGCATATCCTGCTGTAGTAAAATCTCCAATATCTGATATCGTAAATGAAATACCTGGTGTTATTATAGGTTGAGAATTTAATGTGAATCCACCATTAATTGTTGTTCCGCCATTTATTGTTAAACTCATTTTTATTTCCTTTTAAGGTACTGCTGGATAGTTAGTTGTTTTTGCATAACTGCCTGTAATTTTTGCGGCAGTATAATTATCTACCCAAATTGCTTGCCATGGATAACTGCCGCCTGTTCCTGTTGAGAATACTCTTGCTGTTCGTGTGTTCATATATACCCAATTTGAACCGTCCCAATATACACGCTCTTCTCCGTAAGTGTAATCTGTTTTACCATTAACAGGAGAACGTGGTTCCATCTTGCGCCAACTTTGTCCACCAACAAACCCTGAACCAGGAACATCAGGTGTATTATATAAAGGACCATCCATCAAAACCCATGCAGTTGCATTGGGTTCCAAAGCGTTAGCTGGATTATCTTGGCCAATAAATGGAGGATAATAAGTGGTGATGGTTACACCACCGTTTATGGTTGTACCGCCTGTAAGTGTAAATGATGGCATTTTAGTTTGGATACTCCGTTACGATTGTGTTATATGTATAATTGTTTGCTGGTGTGGCGTTAATTGGATTTGGCCTTGTTATAATGTCCACATATTGGTGTGGCTGTACAACATAAGAGTCAAATGTATAACTTGAGTTTGATATCACACTATACACAGGTTGACCAGAAACAAAATTACCAGAAATATTTGACAAGTGTAATTTATTATTAGTAAACTCAACCACTTTACCTGAAGCCGTAGACAATGTGTGTGAATAACCTTGATATACAGTTTCACCAATTTGATATTGACCAATACCTGGTGTTGTCATATTGAATATCACTACATCATCAGGTGATATTTCATTGTATATATTTGTGATAGATGTTTTGATAATCTTAATATTATCTGAAACACCACCAAAGATAAAGCCTTTGACTGTAAAGTCCAAAGTCCATATAATAACTCTGGTATCTCTTTCTCTATCACCTTCAAAGTCCACAGGCATATCAACACCATTCAATATAATAGGAATCTCTTTGGTAATTCCCATCTCAGGAATAAGATTGAGTTTGATTGTGTAGTCTGGTGTAAAGTATGGTATGATGTGTTCAATCAGCTGTGTACCATCTTCAATGTTTCTTACATAGATGAACAAAGAAAAATCAAAGTCGTATGGTACTGGATTGTATTGTGCGGATATGCCACCGCCAGATTGTTGTGCAAAAGATTTAACATTAGTATTTAATTTACGAGTAGAATCGTATTTCATTCCTGTCATTTGAAAAGACATTCGAGGTAGTGTCAATTGGACTTTTTTGTCCAAATTGTAATCACCTTCAAGACGCATCACATAATCTTCTTTGGCTGCATAAGCAATAGGAACCAAGAATCGTTCTGCTTCTGAGTTGTCGGCGTTATAACGAACCAAGGTAATCTTGTCAAATAGGTTACCAAAACCTACGACAAGTTTTCTCATTACTCGGTTATAGAATATATTGGCCATTATATTTTTCCAAATGGATTAATTTCTGACATATCAACAATATTGCCAGCTTGAGTATCTATGTATTGATTGTCGTA